AGTTACAAATGGTAGCGATGTATTTAGTTTGTTTAAAGTCAAAGCAGTAGGTGCAAATGGTACTGTTGAGCTATTAACACAAGATTTAATATTGCAAAGTGGAGAGATATTAAAAGTACAGGCTGCAACAGCCAACAGACTTCATGTTGTGGCTAGTATACAAGAGCTATCAAAGACAAGAGTAACGACAAGTGCAGTAACACAGATATAGGATTGAACAAACATTTAAAATAGGGTATTGTATCAGAATGAGTATAGGTAAATTATTAAAAAAGATTGCTCCTATAGCGATTGGAAGTTTTTTAGGACCTGCTGCATTAGGCACTACAGGCATGAATCCCTTCTTCCAAAGAGCCATAACTGGTGCTTTAGCTAGTAAACTTGGCGGAGCTAAAACAAAAGATGCTTTGATGGCTGGAGCTTTGTCTGGTGGTTTAGGTGCGATGTTTGGTGGTGGAACTGGAGCAGAAGTGGGATCACAAGCAACAAATCAAGGCGCACTTAAAGCTGGAGAATTTTCTAAAGCAGAAATTGCTAAAAATCAATTAGTTCCAAGTGCTGGATCAAAAGTAGCAACTAAAGCAGCATCAGAGGGTATTAAAAAAGTAGTTACAGATGGTAGTGCCTCTCCTAGTTTTTTAAATATGTTGGGTATAGGCGATGATAGTCTTACAGGTAAGTTTTTAGGATCAGGTCTAGGACAAGGATTAACCGCTGGATTGTTAATGCAATTGTTAGCTGGTGGTGAAGATGAAGGCGATATGAGATCTGAATTTGAAAGAAGACCTTTTGGATATGGAGGGCCTGGCGGAAGACTGGGTGGTATAACATATGCAAATATGGGCGGAGAGATGGGATTTCCTCGTAGAAATGGTGGTATAGATCCAAGCGAAGGTTCTGGACGAAAAGATGATGTACCTGCTATGCTTATGGCTGGTGAATTTGTATTAACTAAAGATGCAGTTAAAGGATTAGGTGATGGGAATCAAAGAAAAGGTATCCAAAGAGCTTATGATATGATGAATAACTTGGAGGCTAGAGCGTAATGGCAACTCAAACCTATGAAAATATACAACGATTACCTCCTTTTCTTGAAGGTTTGCAAAAAAGATTACTGCAAACTGGATTCGGTGAGTTTGATGGTGATGAACAAATCAGCAAAGGATTATTAGATTCTCCTTTAGGTCTGCCAGATTATCAAATAGCTGGTATGGATACGCTTCGAAAAGATGCAATAGGTCTAGGCGAAACAATAGCTGGCTCTTATAAACCATTTATCGAAGGAGCAAAGGAACAAGACTTAGCAGCTCAACAGGCTTTAGCAGGTGGCTTGGGTATGTTGCAACCAGGTCAATCTCAAAAGTTTACTGATCCATTAGTTGCACAAACAACTGCAAATATATCTAAGTTTCAAGATCCATTTCAACAACAAGTTATTGATAGGACAATGGAACAGCTTGATAGACAAGCTGACATGAGAAGAGCTGGTGCAGATGCAGCAGCCGTACAAGCAGGAGCCTTTGGTGGATCAAGACAAGGTGTGCAAAGAGCAGAGACAGAACGTAATTTACAAAATACAAAAGCTGACACACTAGCAAGATTATTATCTGCTGGATTTGGTCAATCATTAAAAGCATCACAAGATGCCGCTGGAGCAGGTTTAAAGGCTCAACTAGAATCAGGAAGACTAGCTGGTGGTATTGGACAGGCCTTTGGAACTTTAGCAGGTACAACGTCAGATATAGGTCGTTTACAACAAGCACTAGGTCAGGCAGATGTATCACAATTAAGTCAATTAGGCGCAATGAGACAAGCACAGCAACAAGCTCAATTAGATGCACAGAGACAAAATGCAATGCAATCAGCTCAAGAACCTTTTACAAGATTACAATTAGGTCAGAACTTGTTGCAAGGAATGCCAAGTGCAAGTATTCCATCTACGTTTACACAAGCAACAACACCTTCTGCTAATCCATTTTTACAAGGTATAGGTGCTTACACAACATTGTCACAGATTGCACCTTTTGGTGGCGGTCAAAAAAGCTCATAAAGGTTAGGCATGGCTGGTATAGAAGACGCATTACAAGCATATAAACAAAAAGCTATAGATCGATTAGTGCCTGGTAGGTCAGTTGGAAATAGGTTTTTAAGAAATCTTAACAAATCATATGATGACAAAACTGATATGTTTAGCGGTCTTGGATTTAGAAGATTTGATTTGGGTAAAGGAGAAACACCAATTGGTGCTGCTGGATTAGGTCTAGCTGAAGGTGCTTTAAATATTCCCGCATCTCTTGCTGATGTTTATAAATCAATTATATCTCCAATAGATGCAGGAGTTTCAACAATTACCGAAGCTGCTTTTGACCCAAAATTAACTGAAACTGGTCGTAAAAAAATTGCTGAAAGAATTGCTAGAGATACTTCAGGTATGGAATTAGGATTACCTAAAAGCAAAATAGCTTCTGAACCAGTTATAGGTCAATCCTTAGAAACAAGAGATGAAGTTGCAAAAAGACTTGCAGAAATTTCTAGTAAAGCAGACAAAGCAAATATAGGGGTAGATTCTTTTGGAGCTGATAAATCTGGAGATCAAGTTGTTAGCGGTGAAGAAGAAAAAGCCGATCCAAAAGGACAGTTTTCAGATCCAGAGGCGGATGCTCGTATTGCAGAAATGCAACAAAAGATAACAGAAAACACTCAATTAGGAGATATGTCTCAAGAAGGTGCTGATATGGAAGTCATCACACCTGAAATGAGAGAACCTGTTTTAAGTGCAGAAGAAAAAAAAGCACAAGCTCAACAAAGTTTATTTAAAAGTGCTATGGATGACATAAATAATATTTATGGTAAAGACTCTGGAACAGGTAAAACAAGAAAAACTTTAGCAGAATATAAAAAAGATTTTGCAGAAGCTACTGGTATTGATGTATCAGGAGAGCCTGATAATAAACTAGCACTCATGTCTTTAGGTTTATCTCTGATGCAAAACAGAGCTGGTAAAGACTTCAACTTATCTAATATCATAGGAGCGGCAGGAGAAGCAGGTCAGAAAGCCATGCCATTGTTTGAGAAAGCAAAAGCAGAAGCTAGAGCTGGTCAAGTTGCTGCTGGTAAGTATGCTCTTGGCGAAGACAAAGCAACTAGAATGGCTGAATTAGCTACGTTGAAAGAAAAAAGAGCAGCTTTAGCAGGAGTAGCTAAAGAATTTAGAGGTTATGCTAACAAAGGCATGTTAGAAAGAATGAAACTTAAAAATGCTTTAGATATAAAAAGATTAGAATTTGAAAACAAAGGCGTAGACCCTAAAGGTAAATTAACCGAAGCAAGGATTTTAAATCAACCTAATCTTAAAATTAATAAAGGTTATGTGGCTGGTAATAAAAACATAGTATTTTTAAACGCTGAATCAGAAGCAAAATCTCATGCAAATGCTTATGCTAATGTGTTAGAAGCTGAGAATGCTATTGGTGAAATGGAAAGTTTAGTAAGAGAAATAGGTGGGAAACCCACATCATCAGCAGTAACTCTTTTATTAGATAAAGGAAAAAGATTGTTAAAACCTTTAGGAATTGGCAAAACAACTGATTATTCTAAAGGATTTAATTTAACTAAAGAAGAAATTAATAGTAACATAACTCCTCAAGCAAAAATTGAAATTTTACAAAAAAGATTAATATCTCAATATAAAAAGTTTTTAACAAAAGAAACTGGTAACGGTGTTTCTGAAGGTGATATTAGAAGGTTAGAGGATTTGTTAGGAAAAATAAGTTATCTTAAACCTCTTGAAGAAAATTTGAAAAACTTTGAAGAATTAAGAGTTATATTTGGACAGCCTAAAAGAGAATTAGAAAGCGTATTTTCAGATTTTGGACAAAGAAGAAATCATATGAATGAAGAATCATATAACAATACTATGGCTGTTATTAACAAAGCTATATCAATAGGAACTAATAATTTATATACATCTACTGTAGGTTCTGATGGCTCAATAACAATTGATTTGAGGTAGTTTTAGTATGGGAAAAGTTACATTAAAAACTCCAGAAGGAGCTATTAACATATTAATTAAAGGTGATAAACCTGATGTAGAAGAAAGTATGAAGATAGCTAACATATTAAGAGATCGACAAGGCGGAAGAGCTGTTAGTGGAGAGCCTTCTGGACAAGATAAGTTAGAACAATTGTTCGATACTAACACAGGAATTAAGAGTGCTTCTTTGCGATCTGCACTGTCAGCAGCCGAAAATAACGATGAAGAAGCAGCTATACTAGCTAAATTTGATTTAAGTGAAAGTGATTATATTCGTGACAAGCGTGGTAGATTAGCCCTTACACCTGAAGGTGCGGCTAAGTTTGGGCAAGAAACAGATAAAAATATACTTATAGATGAGGATGGATTCAGTCGTTATGACTTAGCCGATCTTGCTGGAATAGCACCAGAGCTTATTGGTGGTATCGGTGGAGCTATTGTAGGACAAGCAACTATACCTATTCCTATTCTTGGAGCAGCAATAGGTGCTGGAATAGGAGCTGGAACAGGTCAAGGTGTTGAAGAAGTTATTGAAGCTGGTGCAGGTGTATCAAAACAATCGGCTGGTGATATAGCTAAAGACATAGCAACAGAAGCGGCTATAGGTTTTGTTGGAGATGGATTGTTTGGATTACTTGGTAAGGCTTTTGGTGTTGGTAAAAAATCTTTACAAGCTGGTAAAGAATTAACATCTGAAGAACTGGAAACAGCAGCTAAATCAATTGATATGGGTATATTACCTACGTTATCAGCCATCAGAGCGCCATCAGTTATTGCAAGAGCGCAAGGTATTGGAGAAAAAATATTTAAGACATCCGATCGTTTAAAGAAAAACAATGAAATTATGTCTCAAAAAATAAATGAATTTAGACAACAATCTGGATCAAATACCGCTGATGAAGCTGGCAGTGCTTTACTTCAAGGTCTAAAAGAACAAAACGCATCTTTAATTAAAGCAGAAGCAGAAGCAAGAAAAGCTGTGTTAAAACAATTTGAAGATACAGCAAATGCATTTGCAAGTCCTGGCATGACTAGAAACCCTGATATAGATAATGAAATATTTGGTCTTTTTACAAACGCACAAGAACAGTTTAACAAAAACATGACAACAACTTTTAAAGCTGTTGATGATCTTATGTCAGATACTTTAGGAATGGGTAATCATCTTCACATAAAAGAAATGCAACCATCCGTTCAACAAGCGTTGTTAAATATAAAAGGCACAACAGGAAAAAGTTTTGAAGATGCTAAAGCAGCTTTAACTAATGTTAATTCTTTAATAAAACAGAGAGGTAATAAGGCTTCATTCGTTCAATTGTATAATGCTAGAAAATCTGTAAATGATGCAATTATGTCAGGAGATGCAACTGTAGGTAGAAATTTAAAACCAGTTTTAGATGATATAGACAGAGCATTATCTCGTGAACAATTAGATGTAACTACCGCAGGAGCAAAACTCACAACTGAGCAAGTTGAAACAATAGCTAACGCTCAAGATCAATTATTAAAAGCAAGAAAAGATTTTAAAGACGGTAAAGATATTCTTGAAAAACTACAAGGCAATACACTTTTAAAAAATTTAGAAGACTTTGTAAAAACCGCAGATAGAGATGCAAGAAGAATAACTGTTGATCCTGAAATATATAAAGATTTAATTAAGCCAAACAGACCACAGTTTTTAGAAGGAGCTATTGAAGTTTTAACAAAGTTTGGAAAACCTGGTGATGCTTTAAGATTTAGAGAAGAAGTATCAAATAACTTTATTAAAGATGCACTAGCCAAGTCAGGTATAGATTCCATGAGTCCTAAAGATTTCAGTGGTAAAGCATTTGCTGATGCTATTGATAATTTAGGTACAAGTGGAAATGTATTGTTTGGTGGAACAGACAAATATAATGGTATTAAGACTTTAGCTAATCAAATAAGACAAACATCTATAGATAAAATGGATGACACTGTTATTGACAACATAATATCTCAAGGCGGAACACAAGATTTAAGAACATTATTAAATAGCGTCAAAGATGCTCAAGTAAATTTACATAATCTTAAAGCCAGTAGCGTAAGAAATAAACTAGCCAGTGGTAATCTTAACGCTACAGAAGCTGGTGAATTAATAGCAAACAAATCTACTAAAGCAAATGAAATAACTGACATACTTGATTATTTTAGGAATCAAAATGACACTGAATCAGTCGCTAAAGTTCAAGGTTATTTTATGAATAGCCTCATTGATGACTTTGGTGAAACTGTTATGACGGATGCTAACAAATTAAGTAAATTTGCTGATCGTATGTTAGAAGCATCAAAAGGTGATAAATTAAATGTTCTTTACGGAGATGCAATGGGCAAGAACATGACAGAGTTTGCTAAGATATTAAAGTTTAACGCAAGAACTGCTGAAGGTGGTGATCTTGTAGCTGCTAACATAGCTGCCAGTCCTTTGCAAAACTTAGGTAAATTAGCAAAGTTTACTGTTCTTGGTAGATTCTTAACATCAGCTCCTTACTACGAACAAATTGTAAAACAATATAAGAATGGTGTCAGAACTGCAAAGACAGACGCAGAAAGGGCTATGACACTAGGACAAGCTATAAGAAACTTTATGTCACAAGCACCTGGTCAGATGTTTCAAGAAGGTGTAAACGAAGGAGCAGACCAGTTAGAAGCTCTTGCAGATAACTACGGAGTTACCTCTGCGGTTCAAAATACAGCTAATCAAGTCCGAACAAATGTTCGGAATCAAACACCAGCAGGTAGCGGAATAAATGTAACTCCACCTGCAACAAACACAGGATTAGGAGCAATCAACGTAAATTCACCAGGCACAGGAGCTTTATTAGGTCTTAGTCCTGTAAATCAAGCAATAGCAGCAAGGCAAACACCATGAACATAGATGAATTAAGAGAAGAAATAAAAAGAGATGAAGGCAGTGTTAATTCTGTATATCTCGATCATTTAAATTTACCAACTTGTGGTATCGGACATCTTATTACTGAATGGGATGAAGAATATAACAAGCCAGTTGGCACTACCATATCAGAAGATCGTGTTAAAGAATTGTTCGCAAAAGACATAGAGATTACTATATCAGAATGTAAAGAGTTGTTTGATACCTTTGATGATTTACCAGAAGAAGTACAAAAAATCTGTGCGAACATGATGTTTAATATGGGCAGACCTCGTTTATCTAAATTTGTTAAGTTTCGTGAAGCTATATCTAAAAGTGATTGGCTTGAATGTGCCATACAAATGGAAGATTCGAGATGGCACAAACAAGTAACCAAAAGAGCTGATCGTTTAATAAAGAGAATGGAAGACTTAGGTGTTAAGGAACAA